CTCGGTGCTGCGCGTCGAGGCCGTGCGCAGCGATCCGGCGGGCGCGGTGATCCACTGGCGGATCGAGGGGCGGCGGTGATGGTTCCAATGGTCGAAGCGCCGGCGTGGGGAGGGCTCGCGGAGCGGGCTGTTCCTCTCTCGCTCCCGAAAATTCCGGGGGAAAAATGATGGCTAGGGCGTCGAAAGAGGCGGCGGCGGCGCTGCGGTTCCTGCCCCGGCTGATCGTGCCCGAGGGGCGGACGGCGGGGCGGCGCTTGAAGCTGGCCGGGTTTCAAAAAGACTTCATTCGCGGCGCGCTGGCGAAAGACACGGCGGCGGGCGTTCTCTCGATCGGTCGCGGCAATGCGAAGACGGCGCTGTCGGCTGGCATCGCTCTGGGGCACCTCGTGGGCGAGATCGCGCCGCAGCCGCGACGCGAAGTCATTTTCGCGGCCCGCAACCGCGATCAAGCGAAGATCGCTTTCGGCTTCCTGGCGGGTTTCATTGAGGGCCTGCCCGAGGCCGAGCAAGAGCAATTCACGATCCGGCGCGGCTCGAAGCTGGAAGTCGAGACAGGCGCGAATGGCGGCGGGCTGGCGCGGGTGATCGCGGCGGACGGCAAGAGCATCCTCGGCGGCGCGCCGACGCTGGCGATCCTCGACGAGCGGGCGGCATGGGAACGCGAAAAGGGGGACGCGCTGGAAAACGCGATCCTCTCGGGCCTTGGCAAGCGCGACGGCCGGGCGCTCATCATCTCGACCAGTGCGCCCGACGACGCAAACACCTTTTCCCGGTGGCTCGACGCACCCCCGCCCAACACGTATGTGCAGGAACACCGGCCCGAGCCCGGCCTCCCGCCCGACGATTTGGAAAGCTTGTTGATCGCCAATCCCGGCGCGCGCGAGGGCATCGGCTCGACCCCCGAGTGGCTGGTGGCGCAGGCACGGCGGGCGATGGCGCGGGGCGGCTCTGCCCTGTCTTCGTTCCGCAATTTGAACAGAAACGAGCGTGTCGCCTCGGATGACCGTTCCGTTCTGGTGACGGTTGACGAATGGCTTGCGGCTGAGGTCGCCCCCGACGCGCTGCCCGAGCGCGACGGGCCGGTGATCCTGGGCGTCGATCTGGGGGGGAGTCGCAGCATGTCCGCAGCGGCGCTGTACTGGCCCGTGACGGGCCGTCTCGAATGCGTGGCGGCCTTCCCCACAAAACCCGGACTGGGCGACCGTGGGGCCGCTGACGGCGTGTCAGGGCGGTATGTCGAGATGCAAGAGCGCGGCGAGCTGGTGGTTATGGGCGAGACGGTCGTGCCGGCTGACCGCTTCATGGCGGACGTGGTGGCGCGTCTCGACGGCCAGGCCCCGGCGGCAATCTGCGGCGACCGTTTCCGGCACGCGGAATTCGTCGAGGCGCTGCGCGGCGCGGGGCTCGACCGCGTGCCGTTCATCTGGCGCGGCTTCGGCTGGAAAGACGGCTCAGAAGACTGCGAGAGGTTCCGGCGGGCGCTCTTCGAGGGGCGGGTGCGCACGGCGCCGTCGCTCTTGCTGCGCGCGGCTTTCGCGGATGCGATCACGTTGCTGGACGCGGCCGGAAACCACAAATTGGCGAAGGCGCGCAGTCTCGGGCGTATCGACGCGGCGGCGGCAACGGTGCTCGCGGTGGCGCAGGGCGTGCGCATGACCGGTGCGCCCAAGGCGGGCGGGGGGCGCATCGCATGGGTCTAGGGCGCTTCAAACGCACCAATCCGGGGCTCTACAAGACCGCGCGCTGGAAGGCCGTGCGGCTCGCAGCGAAGCGGCGCGACGGCTGGGCCTGCGTCCAGTGCGGCGCGAAAGGCCGCATTGAGGTGGATCATATCGCCCCCCTGCGCGATGGCGGCGCGCCCTTCGACCTGTCCAATCTGCAATGTCTTGCGCCGCCTGTCACGCGCGCAAGACCCGAATCGAGATCGGCTTAGGCCGTCCCGACCCCAAGCGCGAGGCTTGGAAAAAATTGCTGCGCGACATGCAGCGAAACCCTATCGAGCACGAAAGGAAATCAGATGCTTGATTCAGTGAAGATCCAGCGGCGGCAGTCGGAAATCCGGCAGGCGTTGGCGGAGCTGGTCGTGAAAGAGACCCCGACCGAAGACGAAACCCGGAAGATGGAAACGCTTGACGGCGAATATCGCCAGAACGAGACCCGGTATCGCGCGGCGCTGATCGCCGAGGATACCGAGCGGCGCGAAGCCGGGCAGGAACTGGAAACCCGCTCCGAGCGGGAATGGGCCGACATGCTGGGCCGGTTCGAGGTTCGGCAGGTGGCGGCGGCGCTTGACCACGGCGCGCAACTCTCGGGGCAGACCGCCGAGATCGTGAGCGAACTGCGCGAAAAGGGCACCTATCAGGGCATCCCGGTCCCTTGGGAGGCGCTGGAAACGCGCGCGGGCGAAACCATCGCCAGCGGCACCCCGGACCCGGTGCAAACCCGCCCGATCATTGATCGGTTGTTTCCCGATAGCGTGGCCGCGCGCATGGGCGCTCAGATGATCAGCATCGGCTCGGGCGAAATCGAATGGCCGGTGGTGACGCAAGGCGCATCGGTCGGATGGGCAGCGACCGAAACCGGCGCGGTGGGCGCGGCTCAGGCGTTCCAGACGGTTGACCGGGCGCTGGCGCCCAATAACACCCTGGGCGTCGCGATGAAGCTTTCGCGCAAGTCTGTGAAGCAATCGGGCGCGGCGCTGGAAGCGGCGGTGAGGCGCGATATGGCCAGCGCCATGTCGCAGGAAATCGACCGGGTGGTGTTTCTGGGCGCGGGCAGCTCGGGCGAGCCCCTTGGCATCGTGGCGGGCGCCGCGACCTATGGCATCACGGCAACGGACGTGAGCGACGAGCCGACCTATCAGAACTTTTTGGATGAGGTTGTCGCCTTCATGGGTGCCAACGCGATCAGCAACCCCGGTCAGGTGCGGGCGTTGATGCGGCCCGAGCTTTTCGGCAAGCTGGAAGGCACGCTGAACAGCGTGACCCAGACGACCGAATACCATCGCGTCGCCTTTTTGCTGGCGGGGCGCGGCACGACCGGGACTTTTCCGCCGAATATCCATGTCAGCGCGAACGCTCTGGCGGCACCGGCGGGCAGCCCGCTCGCCACCTCGATGGTGTTGACCACGGCAACCGGCGGCGTTGCTCCGGCCTTCGTCGGCACCTGGGGCGCGGTGGACGTGATCCGCGATCCTTATTCGGACGCCGCGTCGGGCGGGCTGCGGATCACGGCGCTTGCCACGATGGATGTGACGGTCGCACGGCCCGCGCAAACGCGCATCCTGAACGCAATCCATCTGGCGGCGGCGTGATGACTGGCCCCGTTTTCGAGGACGCGGGGCTGGAACTGCGGGCGGCGGGTGATGGCACCCGTCGTCTGCGGGGCCGGTTCCCCTACAATCGGCGCGCGGTGCTCGACAGCGGCGGCAAGGGGCGGCGGCCGAAGAAAGAGCAATTCGCGCCGCGCGCCTTCGGCTTCGCGGTAGACGATCCCGAGCGCGACATTCATCTGCTGATCGGGCATAGCTTCGACCGGCCGCTGGCCAGCCGCAAAGCGCGGACGCTGACCCTTGAGGACAGCGACGACGCGCTGACCTTCGAGGCGATCCTGACCCGCGAAATCCAAGAGGCCTCATGGGCTAAGGACTTCGTCGCAGCGTTCTCTGCCGGGCTCGTCACGGGCATCAGCCCCGGTTTTCGGGTGGCCCCGCCCGAGGCCGTCGCGAAGGCCGAGGAAGTGACCGAGGAAGACCCGGCAGAGGGCGCGGCGCTGATCCGAACGGTCTTTGCCGCGGTGCTCTTTGAGCTCTCGATGGTCACAAGACCGGCCTATCGCGAAACCGAGGCGGACCTTCGGCAATTCCAGATCGAGCAACGCCCGTCCGGGCTGATCCGCGCAAGGCAACGGTGGCGCGCATGATCGAGATTTTATCGCAGAATGAGGCGACCCCGGCTAGCTGGCCGGCGGTGGAGGGCGTCACCGGCGCCGAGCTGGCGACGGCGTGGCAACGGATCGAGCATTACACGGCGCATCGGTGGGCAGAGCGGCAAGTGATCTGGACCGTTCGCGGGCCGGGCGAGTGGCAACCGCCGCTCAAGCCCGTGGTGTCGCTCACGGCGGAAATCTGGGACGGCTCGGCCTATGTCGCCGCGACCCTCGATCCCGCGCCGCTGGGCCATGAGTTGACGCTGGAAGGGCCGTATAAGGTCACGGCGACCGTGGGGGCCGGGCCGGTGCCCGAGCCCGTCACGGCGGCGGTGCAGCGGCTTGCGGCCTATCTGGCGGCCGAGGACGCCGCGCCGGGCGGGGCGCGGTCCTACAGCGCCGACGCGGGCCAGCTTTCCGAATCCATCACCCGCGATCCGGCGCACCTGGGCCGGGCATTGCAGAATTCAGGCGCGGCGGATTTGCTGCGCGCGTATCGGAGGGCTTGAAATGGGCGTGTTAGATTGGTTCCGACGCAAGCCCGAGGCGGAAATCCGGTCCAGCGGATCGGGCTACACGGCGCAACTGATCGGCGCGCGGCAAGGCTACATTTCCGGCGTGTCGGGCATCGGCGAATTGACGGCGACGGTGCAGGCGTGCGTGAGCCTCTGGGAAGGCGCGCTGAGCCTCGCGGACGTGCAGGGCACGGCCATGCTCACCCGGCACGCTCTGGCGGTGGCGGCGCGGTCCCTTGCGCTCCGGGGCGAAGCGGTGTTCCTGATCGGCGACGAGCTGGTGCCTGCCGTCGATTGGGATTTAACGACAACGCGCGGCAAGCCCCGCGCCTATCGTCTGACCCTGCCCGAGGCCGGCGGCGGCACGACCGAGACCGCGCTTGAGGCAGAAATTCTTCATTTCAGGGCGGCACCGGACCCGGCGCAGCCCTGGACCGGGCAGGCCCCGCTCCGGCGGGCGAGCCTGACGGCGGCGCTTCTGCAACAAATCGAGGCGGCGCTGTGCGAAGTCTACGCCTCTGCGCCGCTCGGGTCGCAGGTGATCCCGTTTCCTGAAAGCCAAGCGGCAGATTTACAGGCGCTCGGCGCCGAGTTTCGAGGCCGTCGCGGGCGCGTTTTGGTGAGAGAGAGCGTCACCGTCGCCGCGGCGGGCGGGCCGACCCCGGCGCAGGATTGGCGCCCGGTGGGCACCACGCCGGACCTGCGCGGCATGGAACCCGGCCCGATGCTCGACGCGGCGCGGGGCGCGATCTGCGGCGTCTTCGGCGTTTTGCCGGCGCTCTTGTCGCCCGCCACGACCGGGCCGCTTGTGCGCGAGGCGCAACGGCATCTTGCGCAATGGACGCTTCAGCCGGTTG